AGAATCGGACGTAGCACATAAAACAAAGGTTAATAACGCCATACTTTTAGCGTTACTGGAAGTTCCGCACATGGAAGATTGCACAGCAAAGGCGGTAATCAAGGCAATCTACAATAAACGGATTCCTAACGTATCAATAAGATATTAAAAATGTGTTGCAATTAATTAATAGATTGAACACAATACGGCATACACAAAAATACAACAATTTACATTCTTATACATTAAAAACGAGGTGATACATGGCTACTCCTATCATGATAGTCGGCGAAAGTGGTACCGGCAAATCAACATCAATGCGCAATCTTTCTCCTGAAAGTACGGCAATTATTCAAGTCATCAACAAGCGACTTCCTTTTAAAAATAACTTTCAACGACGAACTGCTGAAAATCCGCAAGGCACTCTCATGGTTTCTGATAATGCCGCGATGATATCAAAGGCCGTTATTGGGTTTGCCAAGTACGGGTTTGAAAATATCATTATTGACGACTTTCAATACTTGATGGCTAACGAGTTTATGAAGCGATCCGAAGAAAAAGGTTTTCAGAAGTTTAACGACATTGCAAAAAATGCTTGGTCTGTAATTAGGGCTGCACAATCAGTACCAGAAAACGCGTGCATATATTTTATTACCCATAGCCAAGTTGATGATGCTGGCATAACTAAGGCTAAAACAGTCGGCAAATTGCTTGATGACAAGATCACGCTAGAAGGGCTGTTTACTATGGTATTAGGTTCTTATCGAGACAACGACGGCAACTACAGGTTTCACACTCAAAACAACGGGAGCAACACCGTAAAATCACCCATGGGCATGTTCGACAGCGAAAGCATAGACAATGACCTACAGCAAATCACCCTTAAAATAAATGAATACTACGGAGTATAATATGAGCAACGCAATTATCACCTACAATCAAGAAGAAGGCTTAAAGGCTGGCGGCGGCAACTTTATTAGTGAAGGTGGCGCGTACATCATGAAGATACTAGAGGCCAAGTATACAAAGGCTAAAACCAATACTAGCGGCATTGAATTCAGCCTTGAATCAAGCGATGGACAGAAGGCTAACTACATTACGGTTTACTACGTTAAAGCAGATGGGAGTCAAGTAAAGGGCGGCATGTCAATTCTAAACGCTATGATGGGCTTGCTGGGCGCTAACACAATCATGTCGGCTAACAGTCGAGGTCAAGACGGCAAAGACATCTTTATCTGCCCCGAGTTTACCGGTAAAACTATAGGCATGTTTTTGCAGAAGTCGCTATACACAAAAAATGACGGGGCCGACGGCTACAAGTTTGATATTCGCGTGCCATTTGACCCAGCAACATCAAAAACATTACGCGAAAAAATCGGCAATGATCAGCCCAAAACTATCGAAAACATGACCAATTCATATAAAGATAAGGACGATCGAACCCAGCAACAACAACAAAATACAGGTGGTTACGCTGGCGAGATGAATCACGATAGCAGCGGCATGAATCAGGATAACGGATACATCCCCGGCTTCGATTAATAACCACGGCGGTTAATAGCCGCCATAATAGAGGGTAAGAAGATGTATGAATTAGCAATTGAAGTTGCAGAAAATGGTTTTGTTGTTTTTGAAAGTGCAGGCCAAGGAGTGCTAGGTAAAAAGTGGGCTTTTGAAACAGCTCAAACGCTAGCCCAATTTATTGAAGCTTGGGGCAATGATAAAGAAGTGGTTCAGCAATAGCACAGGGAGCAAAGCCAAGGATGGCACAAATAAATGTTCTTAATGCTTGCGTGAGCATTCACAATAATATACACTTAATGCTCAAGAGGTGGCAGCATGAAGAAATTACCAAAGACAGATAATGAGCGGCGCAAGAAATCGGACGATAAGCACCGAAGCTTAGGCCGTATTGCGCGTAACAAATGGCTTACATTAAGCGAGCATCAAAAAGTAGATGCTTTTATTGAGCAGATGCGTAAAGCGGTAAAGTAAGCATCAAATATAGCGCATTGTTATGCGCAGCTACGAGGAAAATAAGATGAAAGTGTTTATTAAAAGTATGGCTATTTATATAGCAATGATCGCATCAATATCTGCCAGTGAATTTTACAGTGTTGATTATATTGGTAATTTAGCCGCTTTTGTGGCGTGGGTTTTTATTGTTGGAGGGTTTATTTGTTTGGCAGTTAAGTCAGAAGACATTTTCGGGAAACTTAAGTGCCACGCATTAACAAGAACAACGCAATACGCCATGATTGCAATGATGGTGTCAGTTGGTTGGATATGGACAGGGGCCTGCTATTTTGTTGTTGCTATTTTAATGCACCTAAAGTACTCGATTTACAAAGATGGGCTAAATGAAGCAGCCGAATAACACTATGTAAAACGGGTAAAGCGGTAAAGTAATGATTTTATTCTACATATTATTAATATTTCTTGCGGGGCAGCTACCACCGCAAAATAAAGAGCCGAGGGCAAATGCGCCCCCACCTAAAAGATTAGGCTTTCGATACATAGAGCGAGAGAGCCGCAAAACCGCGCTGGTTTGGACAGTGTATGGATTGGTAGCTTAACAAACAACTAAACCCCGCTGATGTGGGGTTTTTAGGTACAGGGCCACGGCCAATTTTAAATGCTACCAACAAAGGTATTACATCATGGACTAACCCACGCACGCCTCCTTAATTGGGGGCTTTATGGGTAAATACAGATAACAGGTGAATATGATGACAGATTACATGGAAAGAATGAAAGAAGAGCATAGAGAGCTGTGCGTTAAAAAAAATGCAGCTAACAGCTTTATACATTCAAACAAAATATTTAAAACGCTTAGTGATTTGGAGCAAGTGAGATTAATCAAACAGGTAGGCTTTATGGAGGCTTACGCTGAAACTTTATATTCTAGGATATGGACGGCAGTTAGGGAATAACTATACAGCTACTAAGAGGTGATTTATGACAATAAGAGAAATTGAGCTGCAGCAACAGCTAGATAGAAGAGATGCCTTTATAATTACACTTGAAGCAAAACTTAATAACAGCGCTATTGAGGTGGCTAAACTTAAAGAGCAGATTGAAGTCATTAGCAAAATGATAAGATCGGTTGATGAGAGAATAGATAAGAATAAGCATAAAATTAAAACAGTAGATTTTAAAGATTGCAATGCTTACATTAATCTGAGCTTGTGGACGAGTGAGATTATTAAATGGCAAGAAGAAATAAATATGCTGTTTTGTGTTAAGGAAAACATGGGTATAAAAAAATAACAAAGATAAGGGGTAAGTGATTACCTTATAACGCGAGGAGAAATATCATGGCGGGATGGTTAAATTCGAAGAATACGCACATAAACAAGACTGTTGAGCAAGTGGCTAGTCAAGCTGATGAGTTTGTTATGAATGATTTAGATAGGTGCCCAGAACTAGATAAAGCTATTAAAGATGCGATAATTACAGGCGTTGGTTTCTTGATGATAACGGTCGATGCTTTGGATATTGATGGCAACATGCATATCAATTACAAGAAAATAGACAAAGAAGAGGTGATTCTGTCTAAATCTTCTCAACACGAGTAAAGCAATGAAAAGGGTATTAGTATGAGTGAGGACATAATAAATTCCCTTCAAAGCTTGGAGGCATACAAAAAGCATTTAGATGCCGAGTTTGAAAAGCACAAGTATTTACGCATGACAAAAAAGACCGGCAAGCAGCGAACGTTAACGCAAAATGCCTCACTTCATAAGTTTTGCAGCATGCTATCAGAAGCGCTTAACGATGCGGGGTTTGATTTTAGGTTATTTATCAGGGAGGGCTATCCGGTTCCATGGACTGAAGCATTAGTAAAAGATTACTTCTGGCGACCAATTCAAAAGGCGGTAACCGGCAAAGAATCAACAACCAAGCCAGAAACACACGAATACGCGCTGATATACGATTCAGTAAATACTAAGCTGGTAGAGCATGGTTTATATGTGCCATGGCCATGCAAAGACACAATGAATAATTAAATGTATTGGGGGTGATAGATGAAGGGTAGGACGCGAACCAAGGCCGACATTGAATTTCAAGACAAGGTGGCGCAGATAGGTTGCATCGTGTGCTTGAACAACGGTATTGAGAATCACGAGGTATCGATACATCATATTGACGGCAGAACAAAGCCCGGGGCGCATCGTAAAGTGCTGCCGTTATGCTACCCACATCATCAAGGGGTAGATAATCAAAACCCTAAACGGTGGTTTACACTACACGGCAACAAAGCGGAATTTGAGCGTAATTATGGCAATCAATACGATTTACTTAGTCAGTGTATGGAGTTGATATGTTCGGATTAAAGATCAAGCCTTTATCAGTTAACAAGGCATGGAAGGGAAAACGCTATAAAACTGATGAATACAAGGCATACGAAAAGGCTGTGTTGCTTATGCTGCCAAAGATAGAGATACCGGAGGGCAATCTTCATGTATCGCTGGAGTTTGGGTTCAGCAATAAAGCGAGCGACTTGGACAACCCTATAAAGCCGTTTATTGACATACTGCAAAAGAAATACGGGTTCAACGATAGCAGAATACACGAATACGATCTCAAGAAAAAGAAGACGATCAAAGGCGCGGATTACATTCTATTTAATATTAAAAAGGCTGAACTATGAAACAAGCGGTACTAGAACGATTTGCACATACACCTATGGGCGTATTTGGAGAATTAACGATTGATGGCGTTACGTGCTACACAGTAGAGCGGCCTTGGTTAGACAATAAGCCAAACGAATCATGCATCCCAGAGGGCGTTTACAGCCTTGAGTTAGGCATGTACAACAACGGCGGATATCCAGCATACGAAATAATGAACGTACCTGATCGATCGCTAATTAAAATGCACATAGCGAACAACATGAACGATGTAGTCGGCTGCGTGGGTTTTGGTAGTAAGCTTGGATTTTACGAGGGCTTGTGGTCTGTGCTAGGCAGTCGTGGCGCGATGAATGGTTTTATGAAAGCAATGGATGGCGAAGACGGGCAGATCATTATTAAATCAAAACAGGTGCATAGCTGGGGGTAATGAAAACCGTGGTATAATACAACATAGGCTGCTTAGATGAGGGTAACATGGTGGAGCATTAATAGTGCTGTGAAACCACGCTAAGACTGAATGGTCAGGTAAATCCGCATTAGTTTAGCACCTTCAACTAAGCAGCTTAACAACAGGAGAATGATGTGAGCATATACAAACCAAAAGACAAAGTTAAATCGCCCAAGAAGGTAGAAGCTAAGAAAGCAGCACCTAAGAAAGTTGCAGCGGTACCGAAAAAGAAAGCAAAGGTGGCTGTTGCAGTACCGAAAAAGAAAGCGAAGAAGAAAAGCGCGTGATTGTTGCGGCGATATTTACACTATTATCAATAGCGATAATGGTTAAATTATCAAATAGTACGCGATTAGTGTGGATTGCCTCGGCCTTTCTTATATCAATTTACCTATCAGTGGCACTTAATACTTTTTTTAATGTCACGGATGACAAGTTTGTATTCTTATTGTTTTCATATTTAAGCCTGTGTTTTGGTAGTATGGCGCTTAATTCATCTTTCGTGGCGTCAACTCCTTATTTAGCGCATTCATCGGTATATTTTATTTTGGCGATAGAGGATACAATTGTTCCGCACGGGCTTATGGATGGCATTTATTATGAGATAATGTATGGACTTTTAGTTTTTTTAATAATTTCGGTGATTTATGATAGAATGGGGACAATTAGATTACGAGCTGATAGCTATATGCCTTAGCTTGTCACCCATACCAATTATTATAGCGAAGTTATTTTATGCCAAATGGAGATATCGAGTCAGTAAGAATGTCGCATCTGCACGCGTTAGATCGAAGGATTAGCGATCACAAGCTGGAAGTTTCGGAATCGCTAAATGATGCTATAAGTCAGATAATTAAGCCGATGAACGAGTTGACGACTGAGATTAAGTTAAGCAACCAGAACCATGTTCACATAAAAGAAGACGTTGCTCGCATTGCAGTAAATACAGAAAAAAATAGCGATGATATAGCAAGAATAGACAAAGATTTAGCGATAGTTGAGACTACTCAGAGCGGGATACTAGGAGTAAGCGGTAAAGTTTTCCCTATTGTATTCACTGGGCTAGCGACATTAATAGCATTGCTGTTAAGTGTTAGTATATATCTGAAAACGGGTGTTGCGCCATAAAGACCTTTTCAAATATGTGTTAAAATTGATTTCCCTCTTGGCTGTAAAGCCACTTTGCCCCTTAATTGGGGCTTTTTTTGTTGTGTTATGGTAAAATAACGGTAATCAAAAAGGTGATTCATGGCAAATAGAGCAGTTAACGGGGTAGTATATTTAAGTGCGTTTACGTATAGCGCTGGCGACTCGCTAGATTTGAGCGGTGCGGCAATACTTTACGCTAACGTATCCAGCCTTGATATTTCCATCATATACTTTAACAGTCCGCTTCAGCGGCTTGTTCTTCAGAATGCATCAACGACCGATATTGTTATACTGAATATCACCGGCAGCATTTACGGCACTGGCGGCACGATAGAAATGGATACAGGATTCGTTTCGCTGTCATCTCCTTACGTTGTGCCTGTAGACTCGTTGGGCAATAGGCCCACCAGAATCGGCTATTTCGTAGCAGACGGCCAGACCTACACAGAATGCACATCGTTAGCAACTATGCGTGCTGATGAGCGAGGTTTGCATTTCATCTACGACAATACAACCGGTGCTATTTCCGTGGGTGACGGTACAAACGGGAAAGTGCCTTCTGGCAATATCCAAATACCAAATTATTATGTCGAGATGAATGGCGGTACAACGCTATTAGACGGCGGCAAGCTTGTAGGTAATGGCGCGTTAGCATTTATCGATGCTGGCTTTTCTTCTTCTCAAGTAATAAGCGTAGATGCTGGCACTTACTGGGGAATAGTTAATGCTACTGGTAATTACTTTAATAGTAATCTTGAAAAAAGTTCTAACGGTAATTTCTGTTTTGTTCAAATTGGCTCAAATAACAGGTCTATCACGTTTGGCGAAAATTCATCAACAGATCATATTTTATATAGCATCGAAGCAATACCCACGTCAGAAAGAGTTAAGAATTACCTAAGGCCGCTCAATGGGATTACTGAGGCTAGGTACTTAACTCAGCCAGCAACGCAGCAAGCTTTTCCTTTTACCTCGCTAAACAACGATGGTGGGAATGCTATAGTTATCGACCTGGGCGGCAATAAGAACGTATTTGAGCTTGAAGGTGGGGTAGGTGGAAGTACTTACGTTAAGTACAGCACAGGATACAGGATAGGCGATGGTAGCTTTTACGTTGGGCTGGTCACGAGAAATAGTGATGCAGACGGTGCAATCACGGGATTTGAGCGGATAGGTTCAGAAGCATGGCCCAGTCAATCAAGACAGTTTGCAGTTGGGCAGTCAGGTGCAATGCGCATAGGTAGCGCTAGCCAAGACATAGTTTTTCCTGCTGACGCTGATTTTTACGAGCTTTGCAATGTGGGAGGCGATAGCAAGGTTTCGATGAACAGGATTGTTAACAACGGAACTGTTCAAGTTACTGGCTCTTCATATAATACATATGCGCCTCGCGGTGGTGTTTACAGTAATATAAAAATGCTTGCAAACAGTGTTCACGGCAATCAACGGCAAGATAACACCGATTTGCATTTTGTAAGTTGCATTGGCACTACTCCAAAATTTGGTTACGGCATGACTCATAACGAATAGCGCAGCCGACGAGGTTAGCGTGTGGATGAATCCATTCACGGCGACCACGGGCAATGTTGTATTTAATGATGGTAAAGCCTACTACGAGCCAAATACGGTGGCCGAACAGGAAAGCGGAACAATCTCAGGCGTAGGTATTGCGGATTCCGTGTTGTTTTCTGGCAGCTCATTAGAGAAATTTACTTTTGAATGCAAGATATGGCTGAAGGGTGGAACTGAACCGTCGGCATACACGACTATGAATACGGCTAACGTTCAGGCTCTTCAAGCTGGCTACACGACGGCTACTCGTTGGCTGCTAAAACCAAGGATCACAAAAAATGGCGATGACCTAGATGAGGGTTATGTTTACGGTATTGAGATTCAATGCTCAGCTGATCCTACATTTATCTGGGCACCTGATGCTGAAGATATGATTCTTGATATCAGTGGAGGCATGCTGGCTGATGATTACATACGATTAGAAAATGCAGCGGGCGTTACTCAGTTTTACGGTCAAGCGTCGGGGTCTTCTGAGCAGGTTGCGGTTTCTGGCGATTATGCCGGAGAAGTATGGAAAAGAACTATCGACAGAGAAGGCTACTCACCCGATGTTGGTAGTTTTACTGTAGTGGCTGGTTTAACGCTTCCTGTGTCAGTGGCTTTG